GCATTATCTAATCTCTTTCCAATATTTTGTATAGAAGAAACTAACTGCTGTATCAGCTTTTAGTACTTTAGCAGCAAATACAAATACTGGTTGAGTTACACCATCTGCTGGTAGTTCAAAAGATTTTTCTAACCTATCACCCAATGTAACTCTATCGGCACTATTAGGACCAACAAGGAATGATTCTATTAAAGTGCCGTCTTGAGACATTTCACTAGCGGATCTATCAACTTGTAACATACTAGTAGGAACTATAGAATTTGACCAAATAGCACCAGTTAGTGAACTTGGATTTACAAATATACCAATATGAACTGCTGAATCACCAATACTTGCCCAATCAAAAGCCTCGTGTATACCAATAATTCTATTAGGATATCCACCAATAGTTAGTTTTGGTCTAAAAGATAGGAAAGGTCTATATACATCGGAATTTACTAATACGATCGGATTTGGTGGACTTGTATGAATTAAAGTACCAGAGTATTGAACATCGGCAGATTCAGTAAATACTGCACCAGCAACTACACTCATTTCAGATGTACTAGCAGATATGGCAGTATTTTTTATTCCCCAACGTAGTGGCAATGTAGCCGTACGCATAAAGGGTAATGTAACATTATTAGTATTTTCAAAAGTATGACAAGTAATACGTCTTCCATCAGGAGTTACTACACCTAGACGAACGGTACCGGCACCCATCCATTCAAAATCCATCCAAAATATATTTAGTTTAGTTAGATTTAAAACAAAGTCTGACGCTGTACTATTATCTAGAATATTATTATTCCAGTTAGCTTGGTTTACTACGGTATCTACAACACTTCCAGTAACATCTGAACGAATAAATACTTGTAGGGTAGTACCATTTAATCTAAACCCAAAACCATTAAGGTCATCGAAATAGCCCCACTCACGTATTACATTAGTTTTACCTGAGTCTCCACAAGCTACTGATGTATAAATTAAATTAGATGTTGCTGGTTTATATGGGTGGTATTGATTAGTAGTTCTATATGCTCTATCACCAGAAGCTGTACCAGCACTATATTTAATAGAACTTGATGCCTGATTATAGGTTATAGAACCAGTGCCATTAGTATCATTCCAATACTTACCAGGCTGATCGGCACCTACATGATAGTATTCACCAACAGCCAACATTTGCGATACTTGCATACGACCAAAAGAATCAAATTGAGGAGTACCTTCTGGGAATGTAGCTAATGCTGCTCCTCGTTTATCTACCTTTTGAGTATGAGATGGATTATTAGCATCAGATATATTAACTTGAGGTGTATAAATACCAGGAGTTACTGTTGAAATAGTAGCATAATTAATAGTATTAGTAGTATTTCTTAATACTTCGCCAGGTATAAAAGTACCAACTACATCAGATAAATAATAGTTTAATTTACCAGTTACATCAGTATCAATACTATCTATAATAGCAGTTGCTAAAGATGTTGACCCTACTATGGTCGAATAGATTAGTGGAGGAGTTGATTGATTTATAACAACCAAGTCTGCTAGTATTCTATGTCTTACTTTTTTACCTACACCATCTGGTGGAAGTGAAATGAAATCAGTCATTATTGCTTTCCTTAATTATTTAGGTAATTACGTTCAAGTAAAGACACTAAAGATACTGAGTTAAAGGGGGTATTCGTAATAGTTGTAGTAGCTTTAATATATTGACTAGTTTCTAAGCCTAGTCCAACTACTGTAATAGCTACTGGAGTATTTGGTGTACGACCACCTTGTGAATTGTTACTGTAATCAAAAGTATATGTAATACTAGAAGCTCCTGCAATTAATCCAGTCATATCATTTGAATTAATATCTTTTACTAGTATAGCACCTGTGCGTCCAAAATTATTTACTGAATTAGGTAAAGTAGTAAAAAATACCCAGAATTTAGCTGCGGTATCGCTTTTTAAAATATCACCAAAATTAATTACAAGAGTAGTAGTCATATTTTTCCATTAAACAGATTCCTTACTAATTGGTCTATTTACCGCAATATAGTATATTGGATATGGTTTCCCATTTAAAACTGGGGTTATTGAAATCAATTCATTCAATATTTCACCAGATTTAGTTTTATTTATCATTTCACCAGCCCAAGGCAGGGCTCTGGTAATTTTTTCAAACATAGCAATATATGTTTCATTTGGAGTTTGACCAGAAGCTACTAACTTCCTAGGTTTATTTAATACTTCTTCTAAACTATAACCATATAAGTCTAAAAATGCCTCATTAGCATAAATAGTATTATGATTATGGTCAGTTACAGTAATACTATCTGAAGCCTTATTTAAAGCATTCATTAACATACGAATATGTTTAGTATTTTCTAGTTCTTCTGTTATATTTTTTCCGTGTACTAATAAATGCTTTTTGCTTCCATCTTCATTAAATATTGGAGTTTTTATTACATCAAAAACTACCTCTTCCCCAAAAGAATCTATAGAACGTTCTTCTGTTTCAATAATTTCTTTTGTTTCCCATGCTTGAATATCTGTTTTTATACATACCTCAAACATTTCTTTAAATCTTGGAGATACATCACACATCTCAAAATCTGTTTTATTCTTATATTCATTATGTTCTATACCAAATACTTTTTTACCATAAGAATTTACAAGTTTCCAACGACCTTCACCATCTTTTAATATTAATACATCAGATACACCTGAAAATACATGTCCCAATAATTCTTCTCTTTCAGAAAGTTCCTGTTGAATATATTCAATCTTATTTTCAAGCTTACGAATAATACGTTTAGAAATAGAAGAAGTATCTAATACCACCTCTTCTAATTTAGAATTAATAGAGTCTAATGAGCTTAGATCAGTGGCTATTGTATCTTTATACGACTTCCTCCAGAATATTAGGTTAGATAAACTTTCTAGGAGGCTCATACTTTAGCCTCTACCTTTACCAAGATTAATTTAATGTCATTTAAAGCTTGAATAACATTAATTTGACCTTCTTGATATTTATCAATAACTCTATTAATATCACTACGATATAGTTTGGAGTTTTCTTTCATAGATTTAATTAAACCTACTCTATCCCAAACTAATATTCCTATAACTCCCAGTAATATTAGTATAATTGCTGCTGGTCCGCCACTGGCAATACCATCAGCAAACAATATAAATAACTTTTCCATTAGATACCCTTAACTATATATGTAGGATATTCTATTATCCCATATTTTATCAAATAAGGCAGTACCGCTTGCCCAAGTTTCCGTTACATTTTCACCAGCTATGAGAACTTTTTTTATTCTCCATACTGGTGCATTATTTAAAGAGTTTACGGCTGCTTCAGCTCTGTAAACTATATTTTCAGAGTAAAAATCTACATTTTTACTGTATGGAATTGATGCTTCAGGGATACCAGTGTCACCTTTAGGGCCAGGAGCTCCTTGCGATACTAGGGTAGTAGTTTCAACTACATTACGTACTATAATTTGATCTTCATAAGTATTCATTGGTAGTTACCAGAGTAGTATATGTAGAATCAAATTCTACTGTATATATAGTTGAAGAAGTATGCTGAGTCAAAATTACAGGAACTATAACTGTAGGTACTATAATTTGATCTTCAAACATTATCGTGTAACTTCTTGTTTTACAGTTACAGTACCATTCATTAAAGTTGATACTATACCACCAGCAGATACTAGCTCTAGTGAATATACACCACTAGTCCAGGTAATAGCTGTAGTATCAGTAGCTGTAATTTTTAATTCTATAGTTTTAATAGAATTATTAAGAATTATTCTACCATTTTCAGTAGTCATATCTAGTAAGTAAGTAGAATCACCTAATTTATTACGTATTTGCATACGAGCAGTATATCCTGCTAAATTAATTGGTTCATTATACTCTAAAATACCGCCGGAAGCATATGGTGTATATGCAATACTATTAATTGCATTAATTTCTATTGTATTAGCTGTTTTTAGTACAGCTGTAGAATAAGTATCTGCTGCTGAATTAATTTCTTTCATGCCTAAAACATTGGTAAATCTAACTCTCCAGCCATCTGGAACATCATGTGCAGTTGCTGTTATAATAACAGGAGCTGCATTAGTTATACCTGTAATAGGTTTATAAACTTTTCTGCTACTTTCCCAACGAAGGATTTCGCTAAAAGTAGAGCCTTGGTAAATTACTAGATTTACTTTCGCTGGGGTTGCCATAATTTTATCCTTTATTAATTTTATTTAGTATAGCAGTTATGGTGGGATAAGTCAAGGATGAAAAAATACCTCGCTATATTTCTATGGCGAGGTATTTTATTTTATAAGACTACCCAGCGACCACCACTTGGTATTGTTACTGTAATTCCACTATTTATTGTAATTGGCCCAGCTAACCCTGCGGATGAAAATAAAAGGTTAAGTAATGATTGAGTGTCCATAAAATAATCCTAAATTTCACATTCAAAAAGAAAAGCAATAGCCATATAATTTTTTAATCCATTAACTTTTGATAAAGCGTGTATTAATGCCGATGAATTTAAAACAAAACAATCTAATTCATCCATCAAAACAGTTTCATTATTTACTATTAACTCACCACCATCGGTAGGCTTTTGCAATAAGATAATAAATCTTATATGGTCATAATTTCCAAGAACTTTGTCAAATGTCCAAATTGCTTTTCCATCGGTATGGTTTGTAATTTCACTATTTACTGGAACTTCCAAAATAAAATCCGCTGTAATAGATTTTAAATAAGCAACATTTGTTGATGAATTTACACATTTGTTCCTTATGTCATCTAAACATAATGGCGCGTCAGGTATCAATTCAAATGAAACAAAATTTGGTTCATTGGTTTGTGGCAAATTATTTGACCATGCCAATAATTCTGTTTGTTGTTCCGATGTTATAAAGTTTTTAATTAGCATGATTATGATTTCATTATGTAGCACAAAGCATAATAAGGCGGCAAGTTTGCATTTGTCGCGCTAACGCCTTCTGTGCTGTTTGTTGTTGAAACGCTACCAGCCGGCGTGCCTGCGCTAATAGCAGTATTGGTTACTGAACCTGCTGGCGTAAATGCCGTTCCAGTAAATGATGATGATACGCTACCTGCCGGCGTAAACGCTGTACCAGTAAAGCTAGATGAAACGCTACCAGCAGGAGTAAATGCAGTACCTGTAAATGATGAACTAACACTACCTGCTGGAGTGCCAGCACTAATTGCTGTATTGGTTACAGAACCAGCAGGAGTAAATGCCGTTCCTGTGAAACTTGATGAAACAGTAATACCTGTTGTTACAGATGAAGAAGTTGCATTAACAGCAGTTGAGTTAACACCAATTTGTGTCTGACGAATGCTGCCTGATGATGTGTTTCCTGGCAAGTTGTGGTAATGCCCGGGATCGCTTACTGATGAACTTACTGAGCCAGCAGGAGTTACTGACGTTCCGCTAAATGATGCTGTATGGTTATGTGTTGCCAACGCAGTACCAGTAAAACTTGAACTAACCGAACCTGCTGGTGTTACTGATGTACCAGTAAACGATGAAGAAACACTACCAGCAGGAGTTACTGAAGTACCTGTAAATGTTGAACTGATTGAACCTGCTGGAGTGACAGAAGTGCCACTAAATGAAGCGGTATGGTTATGAGTACCTAACGCATTTCCAGTAAAGGTTGATGTTGCCGTATGAGTGTGGCTTACCAATGTGGCATTTGCACTACCACCAGTTGCGCCAACTGCATAAGTTGAACCTGCACCAACAACAAATCTATCGCGTAAATCAGGAGTTCCATTTAAACCATTGCACAAAAACCATCCGCTTGGGATTGCCGTTGATGCGCCTGACCATATAATAATTCCGCCTGATGGCACGCGATATGTGTATGCGCTATCCCAATTAGTTTGGCTTGCCGTTGTAGGTATCGCATAACCAGCCGTATAAGTAACCGCTAATGTTCCACTTCCTGTTATTGGAGAACCTGAAATAGATAAACCAGTAGGTACAGTTGCACTTACACTTGTTACTGTACCAGTTGTTGAACTTGTACCTGCACCAATAGCCGTTCTAAATGTTGCTGCATCTAAAGCTGAAACGGTATTGTCAGCGTTCATTCTAGGAAATGTAATTGCGCTTGGGTTTGTTAGCGTAAAAAAGTTACTGCCAACGGTTGTTGCGCCTAATGATGTTCGACCAGTTGCGGCAACTAAACCAGTTGCACCACCATCCCATTTTAATCGATCTGTATATGCAGTATCCCAATTAGTTTGGCTTGCCGTTGTAGGTATCGCATAACCAGCCGTATAAGTAACCGCTAATGTTCCACTTCCTGTTATTGGTGAACCTGCAATAGATAAGCCAGTTGGAACTGACATCGCAACGCTTGTTACTGTTCCTGCACCACCAGTACCATTACTAGCTGCAGTAATACGACCTTGCGCATCAACAGTAATACTTGCAATGGTATATGAACCTGCTGTGACTGCTGTGTTGGCAATGCTGATAGCACCACTAGTAATGCCAATGCCTGTTGAAGCAGAAAAACTATCACGGGCTCTTTGTGTGGTAAAATAAAGATTAGTTGAACCTTCAGTTACTGCATCAGTTGAACCTGGGCTTGGGCTAATTTCAACATAAGCTGAACCGCTCCAACGATATGTTTTGTTTGTGTCTAGGGTCACATAGATTTTGCCAGTTTCACCTGTGGCTGGTAGTGCGGCCAAATTGGCGGCTTCTACAACATCATCCACATAACTTGGTAATTGTGCGGCTGCTACTTTGCCGCCTGCGTCTAAGCCTGCATATCCATTTACTGCGTTCTTTTCGCTGGTTGCTTGATATGAACTGAGACTGGCAGTTGTGGCCAATCCAGTTACAGCACCAGTGCTGCCGTTCACGCTGGTAACTTTGGCATCTGTGTAAGTTGTGCTGATACTTGAACCATTCCAAACACCAGTTGCAATAGTGCCAACACTAGTTAAACTAGAAGCAGTTACACCAGAACCTAGCGTAGTTGCAGATAGAACAGTAGTTCCATTAATCTTATATGTTTTATCAGTAGCGATATTAAATGTTTCGCTTGAAGTCCAACCATTAGTTGTACCCCATGAGATAGTTTTGTCAGTAGCACCTTTAAGTGTAATACCACCGCCATCAGCAGTTATATCAGTTGGGCTAGCTACAGAACCTAGTTCAATATTTTTATCATCAACTGATATAGTTGTGGAGTTTATTGTAGTAGTCGTACCATTAACACTTAAATCACCACTTAATGTTAAGTTAGCTGCATTAATAGTGCCTGTTAATGTAGGACTTGCACTTAATACCACTGAACCAGTTCCTGTGCTAGTTGTAACACCTGTACCACCATTAGCTACTGCTACTGTACCGGTTACATTGGTTGCAGTACCACTTGTATTTTGATTAAATGTTGGCCATGTAAATGTACCAGTACTAAAGTTACCACTAGCTGGAGTTCCTAACGCTGGAGTTGTTAGTGTTGGACTTGTTAAAGTTTTATTTGTAAGGGTTTGCGTATCAGTTAAAGTAGCTACTGTTGAGTCAATATCAAATGTAGCAGTATTATTAGTTACTGTAGATGTAATACCTGTACCACCAACAAAAGTTAGAGTATCAGTACCAACAGTAACGTTATCTGTACCAGAGTCGCCAGCAATAGCTAAAACTGGGGCGGAACCTCCTGCTACAGTTACTTCTACAATAGTTTGCGCACCACTTACATCTTTTTTAATGAACATCTTACCGTCATATGTATTAACGGCTATTTCACCAAGTGCAAGTTGTCCTACTGTTGGAATTGCACTCGGTGTTGCTGAACGTTTTACTTTTACTGTGTTTGCCATGTGGCTTCCCTTATTTAGCTATATAGCTGGGTTTAGTACGTACCGCCATCAATATCAAAACCACTTAAGGTTGATGTAGCGGCTCCTGCACCTGTTAAATGTGTACCAACAAATATTTGTTTAGTAACTGCTAGACCACCAGATAATATTACGGCAGCAGTTGTTAGACTTGAAGCATCTGTAACATTTGTAAATGTTGATAAACCAGATACAGCTACTGTAGTTCCTGAGAAACTTGATGCTGTGATTGTCTTATTACTTAGAGATTCAGTCCCTGCTAAGGTAGCAAGAGTACCTGTAGTTGGTAGGGTTACAGAGGTAGTACCTGTAGTAGTTAAGTCTAAAGTATGCGCACCGGTGTGAGTAAAGTTACCACCAAGAGTAATAGTTTTAGTACCGTTATTAACGCCAGTACCCCCATAGATTGGACCAACTATACCAGCTTGCCAAGTACCAGTTCCTATTGTACCCAATGTAGTAATAGAACTTTGACCTGCATATGTTGATGCAATATCAACAGAGTTAGCAGCTACAGATATTCTATCTGTAGTACCTACTACATCAAATGTAGTACCTGTTAATGTAAGACCATTACCAGCAGAATAAGTACCAGCACCAGAGAACTGTACCCATGTTTGTGCTGCAAAACTAGTTAAATAATGATTAGTTTGTAACCAACCAGTACTACCATATGTTGTACCTTCTTCAATAAATACCGAAGTACCTAATAATTCAGTATATACATCAGCATCTAAAGAACGTGTTAGTGTATAATTAGTACCATCATCAAAATATGTATAAATACCATTTTCTGAAGCAATAGTTTGACCTTTTAATAATATTCTATAAACATCATTATCTGCTGAATCTAATGCTGCGTGACCGTCAATTACTAATGTATTAGTAAGACCTGTTAAAGCAATATTAGATGCTGCTAGTAAGTTTACTGCAGCTTTCCAGTCTAGTCCTGTTACAGCATTATCTACATAATTTTTATTTGCAGCATCTGTACCACTTGTAGGTGTTGCTACACCTGTTATTCTTTTTGAAGCAACATCAACTGTACCAGTACCAACTGGAACTAGATTAATATTTGCATTTGTACCACCAGCAGTATAAGTTAAAGCACCTGTACCAGTAATAGAACCATTAGTAGTACCAGTACCACCAGAGGCAACAGCAATTGTATTACCACTCCATGTTGACCCTGTAGAGATAGTTTTATTTGTTAATGTTTCGGTTCCATCTAGTGTACTTAAAGTACCTGAAGTTGGTAGTGTAAGAGCCGTAATTCCAGTAGCTGTTAGCGTAGTTGAAAAAGCTCCTACTGTACCAAATGTACTACCATCCGCAAGACTTAGTGTTGCTGAAGTAGTAGGTGCAGTAATAGTTAATTTATTAATTGAAGTAGCTGTTGCAACACCAAGTGCTGGTGTTACTAGTGTTGGACTAGTTGCAAAAACTAGAGAACCTGAACCTGTTTCATCACTAATTGCAGTGGCTAATTGAGCTGATGTAGCAGTTAAAGTATTATTTGCTAAATTTATTGTTTTATTTGTTAGGGTTTGACTGCCTGTTAAAGTAGCAACTGTATTATCTATACTAAAATCTACATTATTATTAGTAACTGTAGAAGTTATACCAGTACCACCGGCAAAGGTTAGTGTATCACTAACTATTGATACTATATCAGAACCAGTATCACCAGCTATAGTTAGATTAGTACTAATCTCTACCCATGAAGCTGAAGAAGTACCGTTTGTAATAAGAGCATATCCGTTGGTACCAGCACTTCGTGGAAGTGTCCATGTACCAGCAATTTGAACCATACCCGTACCGTTGGGATTTAGTACTAAATTACCATTAGTATCTAAAGTACTAATAGTATTGCCATTAAGGTCAATATTATCTACTTTGATGTTGTCTAGTTTACTGCTAGAATCAACAATTAAAGCCGAACTAGCTGTTAGTGTACCAGGGTTGTGGTCTAATAAGTTAGTAAATGCAGTACCACCTATAACTAGATGATTAGCGGCATTTCCACCAGTTTCAGTACCAATACCTATGTATAGACGTTCACCACCATTACTACCTGTATCTGTAAGAGCTGAATAAGCTAACTCACCTGCAGCAAGCGTTGCTGGGTTTCCGCTAACAGAGGACCTTTTTATGCGTAAAATTGAAGCCATTATTTATTTCTCCGTTAAAATTCGCCACCATCTACATTTTGCAGATTAAGCAAAGTAGAAGAAGTCCATTTATGTGTTAAAGATTTGTAAACTAATACAGACCCATCTTGTAAACTAGTTGTATCAACGTCTGGGCTACTTGATAGGTATCCCATAGGGCCCATAGGACCAGTACCGCCTATCACTAGTGACTCTGATTTATTATTATTTAAAATAATATTCATATAACCCCTATGTATATTTTCTATGATTTTAAATAGTATACCAGCTATGGGAGGTTAAGTCAAGGATAAAAAAATACCCCGCTATATTTCTATAGAGGGGTATTTTTAGGATAATTTATAGTGAGAAGGTATTTCAAATATTTTATTAGTATCTTCAAATCTTCCCTCATTGATATACAATCCAAAATTTACGACCGCCAAAATAGACTCCTTTTATAGTCTATTTACAAGATTTATTTATAAATGAAGACCATTTAACTGCTCATTTTCACCTAGATATCCTTAGGCAAAAACATTAAAAGCTCACGAACTTGCTCAAGGAGCGCAGCCAGCATACGAAGGTTTTCCGTAACGACTGGAGGTGGGGTGTTGTCGATGCTTTTGCGTGTCGCTGTCTCTGATGCGGTAAATTCATCTAGGCTAAAATGCTCCGAAAGTTTCATACTATGCCACTACCACGCCTAGACGTGTTCCCGTTGTAGTCCATGTAACTAAGCTGTTTCCTACAATGTAAGCACCTGCATTACCAACTAACCCCGTACCATCAAAGCTAGGAGTATGGTAACCTGGTAACCCTAAATCACCGCCGTTATTGCCGTTGTGAGTACCGATACCGCCGACCGTTAATGTAGGGGTAGTACCATATGGGTTATATACTCCACTGTAGCCATAACCACCTAAACCAACAGTTGCACCTGCACCGCCACCGCCACCTGTAGAATTACCGCCACCGCCATCACCACCTGCACCACCACCGCCACCGCCACCTATTGTGCCGTTATTTATTACAGTAATTGCATAGGTTGCATAAAGTGCAGTACCACCTGCCCATCTAGTATTTAACCCTGTCGCATTTGGTGTACCGAATGAACCGCCTTGACCACCACAGCCAACAATATATCCATTATTAGTTAATGTCAATAAAGACCCTGTAGGTAATGTTCCAGTTTGCATCCCTGCAAGCGAGCTTTTAGTTTGTATTCTATTTTGGTTAGTGCCACTAAACGTATATGATTGACCTACAACAACCCCGCTGTTTACTGTTACTCTTACATCTACGGGTAAAGTTGGGGTATATCCTAAAGCCGTTGCTACCGCTGTTGCAATATTGTAGTCATTTACACTACTAGCTATTATTATTTCCACTACAGGGGTATGTACCCTCTGCCACGTTCCAGCTACGTTTGCGTATACTGCCTGTGTTTTTTGCCACGTTCCAGCTACGTTAACGTATATGTTTTTAGCGGGTTGGAACGTTCCGGCTACGTTAACTGATGTTTTAACTGCCATACTTAGTATTGATACCAGATATCGCCAGCGCCGCCGCCAGTAGGGGCACTTGTGGAAACAGTTCTAATTCCATATCCATTATATAATGCATTTGTAATATAGCCCGCCGTACCCGCTGTTGTAGCGTTCGTAGCATTGGTAGCATTAGTAGCATTAGTAGCGAAACTTACACTAAAATTTGATGGGTTGTATACATAATGGCTTATACCATCATTACTACCCCATAATCCAGTTGGCTGCCCACTTTGTGCAGTCCAATTAAAAGTCATTGCAGTACCATCAGCACCATTTTGAGCCAATGTAGATGCTTTAGCTGCTAGTGTAGATGCTGATGTAGTATCAGTAGTTTTAGCTAACCTACTCCAGGCTGTAAAAGCCCCAGCACTATATTTAGCTCTAGTATAAATATTTGTAGTATTATATTGATGATAATATTGATAAACCATAAGACCATTAGCATATACTTCTAACTTACCTGCTGCTGCAACTGGATAATTTAATATTATAGAAGCATTTGCATCTGATGGTTGATGGAATATACCAGAAGCTATTTTAGTATCTAAATTTATACCGGAGCCTATATCTGCTTGTAACATTAATGCATTACTATTAACATACGCAGTAGTAGCAATTTTAGTAGTATTATCTAAAATACCTGGTGTAGGAGCTACAGGAGTACCAGTAAAACTAGGACTAGCTACATTAGCTTTTAAATTATTGGCAGTGGTTACAAACTCTGTTGTTGCTGGTAGTAAACTACTATTACCAGCAACTTGAGTTACAAAACTTTTTCCAGTTAAACTTTGAACACTGTCTAGGTCTACAAAAGTTTTAGTTGATGCACCTGTACCAATGGTCAATCTATCAGTATTTACATCCCATTGAACTAAGCCTTCTGCGGTTGATCCAGCACCACTAGGTATATTAAGGGATGTAATCCCACTTAATGTACCCCCAGTAATGGCTACTGATGATGCGGCTTGAGTAGCCATGCTTGCCAGACTTGCTGAGCTTACATTAGTTATTAAACCTTTAGCATTTACTGTAATTACTGGGACTACTGTAGTGGAACCATAGGTACCTACAGCTGCATTAACAGTTGCTAATGTTGCAGCGGCTATTACATTAGCACTACCATTAATACTAGTAGAGTAAGTAACATCTCCTGTCATTGCAATAGTTCTTGCAGTAGTCCAGGCAGTAGCAGTTGCCACATTTATTGCATAATTTGTAGAAAGATCTGCCCATGCTGTACCATTCCACTTTTGCCACTTACTACTAGCCCCCTTCCACTGGATTGCTCCAGTTGGAAGATTTGTAGGCGTAGTATCCATACCTAGGGCTAGATCATCTAATCTAGACCCTATCTCTGAGACAAAATTTGAATAGGTACTAGTTAGGGTCGGGAGACTCCAATTAGCTGACGACATATTTTATATTGTTCCTTTTGTAGACCATGAAAAATTACCAGTTATAGGAGTACCAGAATTATTAAATAATAATACTCTAAAGAACTTAGGATATGTAATATCTACAAAATCATAGATAGCTATTCCAGGTGTTGTACCACCATAAGTTATTTGTATCCCACTAACATCTAAATAATTATAATTAAATGCAACTATAGTACCAGAAGTTGCGGAAGTTTTAACTATTGATGCTACAGAAGCACCTGTACCACCACCACCAGTAATACTAATATTAGCTGGTAATATTGAAGTATATCCAGAACCTGAGTTAGTTACCTCAATACCAGTAACTGCTCCGTCAGATATAATTGCTCTAGCTGCGGCCCCTGAACCGTTTCCACCTATTGTTACTGTAGGTTCTGATGTATATCCAGAACCACCACCCAATAGATTTACTTGGTAGATACCATCTGTACTAACAGAACCGCTTCCGCCATCATTAGTATATTTAAGACTTAATTTCAATCTATAACTATTAACGCGGAGTAAATCTATGCCAGTAGTATTAGAGTTTAAAATTATCTGAACTTTTACATATCTAAAATTTAATGCGAATGTGCCAAAAACTAAATTAGTTACATTTGCTGCATTTATAGCTGAAGTAGTTGAAGTATAGTTGATACCATCAGTACTTGTACTTAATATAACTTGATATGTTCCAGTTGTACCAGATATATTAGATATATCAGTAGCTATTGATACATATTGATTGGTATTAAAAATAATGCCATAGTCAATAATTTCTGTTAAAGTACCAGTATTTGTTGATGGTTGTGCATATACAGGATATCCAGCAGTTACTTGATCTTGTATAATTGTCCAAGAATTACCAGTAAAATGAGTCTCAAAAGTCTGAGTAGGGCTCATAGGACCAATAAGCTTATTAATACCTGTAGTACCTAAAGCATCGGATTTAACTATATTAGTTCTAGTAGACGTTATAGTATTTGAGCCATAACTAGTTACGTTAAAGTTATCTCGGTAAATATCACCAGTTAGTACATAGTCTGGTGGTTGATTTACAACAGCATTTGTATGAGACATATCACTAATATTACCTGCAGTATCTATGGCAACTAAAAAGTAAGAGAAGTTTCCAGAGGTTTCTTCAAATACTGTAGTAAAATTACCAGACTTAGTACCAATAGTTTCCGCTTCAGTATATGCTGCTAATGGATTAAAAGATTTCTTTAACATAAATGTAGCTATAGGGAAACTATGTTGTACTGAATCTTCCCAGTTTAATAGTATATTATTATCAATAACTTTATTAAAGAAATTAAGTGGTTTAGTCGGTTTAGTTATAGTTAGTTGTTTATTTGCTAAAGCCCCTGCTGTATTAAACGAATCGTATGCTCTTATTAAATAGTACCATGTTCCATCTGCATTATTTAAAGGATCTACGCTAGGATTAATTGGAGGGTTTAGTGATATTGCTGAACCACTTAATGAAGCCAAAGATGTAGCATTATTCCATGCGGTTTCATCTATGTTGGCGCTTCGGGTTGCACGAATTTCATATCTATCAATAGGTAAAGTAAATACATCTAGTAAAGTGCCTGTAATAATAGAAGTCCAGGCTGCATTAATAAATTGGCCTACAATATTTACACTTAAACTAGATATAGCACTTGGCTTAGTTAAAGTTACAGATACAGTTGTTTGACTAGTAGAAGCTAAACCAAAAGTATCTTTTGATGCTATTCTAAAAACTTTTTCCTGATTATACTTCAATGTACCTACCGGTACAGTTGATAACTCTGTTACATTGATTATACCATATAAATATTGTAGTATATTAATAGAAGTAGGAATATTAGCTACAAATGTAGCATTTGCCCAACTTGTTCCACCCTCACGTAATTCATAGTATTCGATAGGTAAAGAATTGGTTGCAGTAGTTGCAGGATTCCATGAAAATAATAGTTTACTTTCTTTCATAACTGCTTGTAAGTTACTAGGAGCATTTGGTGCAACTATAGTAGTAGTTGCTGTAGCTCTAGTACTAGATACATTGCCATTAATATCTACCGCTTCAATAAATATAGCTTTTGATCCAGCTCCATAAGTCCACTCTAACGAGTAGGAGTTTGCTACTGTTTCACCTATTTTAATAGGATTGCCAATATCACCAAAATATACATTGTATTTAGCTATTGGTAAACTATTGCTTGCTAATACTGAGTGATTCCAGGTAGCTCTTAATGTTGTACCAGTTAAAGTATTTGTTAATCCAGTTGGAACTTCCGGTACTAATACTGGTATAACTACTGAAGCTCTTGGAGATACATTATTTATTATATCTACTGTTTCTATTGAAAATGTTCTAGATAGATTTCTATCTGCCCAGGTATACTCATATGTAGTACTAGTTACTTCGGCAATAGCCACTGAATCTATATATATTCTATATAGTTTAGTTGCTGCATCTGTAGAATCTGCTACTGGGGCGGTCCATTTTAATGTTAATTTATTTGATGAAAATGAGCTTATTATTCCTGTAACAGAATTTGGTAATGTAAAAGTTTTAGTAATTGATAAATCTGGTATACTTACTTGACCACTATTATCAATAGTTTCTATTCTAAATGTTTTTGATAGTTCTTTATCTAACCATAGGTATTCATATGATGTGGTAGTTACTTCTGCTACTAACGATTCCACTCCATTTACTAGTACGTATATTCTATACCCGTATATAGAAATATTATTACTATTTACAGGAGCTGCAGACCAAGTTATTTTTAGAATATTACCATTTAATAAAAGTTGTGCATTTGTAGCTGTATTAGGTAATGCAATAGTATTAGTAACATTTGAAACTGAATTAGGTACTAATACTGGTAGTATAGAAGGTACTGGTGTTTTTGTAAGTAGTATTTTTGCTGTTGTATTATCTATTAATGTTCCACCTAAAGTATATGAAGCTGACCAATTCCCAGAGGTATCTTTAGCTTTTATATAAAATAAATGATTTTTTCCTGATACATAGGCATTTTTTGGAAAAGTTACTTGAGTATCTTTTCCACGATATACTGCAGCATTATCAGAATCTAATCCCCAAGTACCGTATCTAATTTCATAATAATCAATATCTAAATCTGGTACTGCTGACCAACTTAATGTTATCGCATCGTTAGCTAGGTTAGCATTAAAATTAAGTATATCTGCTGGATTTACAGTTTTGCCAACTACAGTATGTACTACTTCAGTTTTTTGTGATTTAGTACCTAAAGAATTTACAGCCTGTACTGCTATACTATATTCTGCTTCAGTAATTGGTGATATTTCTACATGAGGTAAATTAGTATATACAACTGTTTCATTACTACTTGTAGTTAAGTTTTTATACGTTACTTGATATGTATCTATACTACTATCAGGACTTTCCCATGAAATAGATAATATATTACTTAATACTTGTGGTGCTATTAGGTACATATGTTCACTAACAGTAATATTCTCTACTGGTTCAGGGATTAACGATACTTTACTTATTTTCTTTGATTGTAATCTATGATTATATTCTATATTATTAAATTTTTCTGCATTGTAGCTTAAAGCGGTAATTTCCATAATACCTTTTGAAGGTTCTGATATAGATACTACTCTCCAAGATTGTAAGGCTAAATCACTTACAGATACTACCCATACTGAACCTACTGGTATAGTAAAAGATAGTGCTGTATTTGCTATTAAAACTGATTGTTCTTGATAATCTAATATATTAGATAGTGGCAAAGTAATAATAGTACCATCATCTTTTGTAAATAGTGCGGTATATGTTTTTCCAGCTTCAAATTTTATTGGATTATCTATAGTTACAGATATACTTGTACCTGTATTATATACTACAGATGAAACTCTTCCACCAAGTCTAATCCCAGATCTGAAAGGGTCTTGAGTTTGGATTATGTCACCTGGTTGTGATAGTAAACCATCTAAACCTGTTTTAAAACTTACAGTTTCAGTTTCATTTTGTTCTGTATATAATAACCATTTACCTAATCTATGTGCTTGTCCTTGAGAGGTACAGCCCATAGCAGATATTTCTGTTTGTATAATACCATTTTGTAATATTGAAGCTTCATCTTGCACATACTCAATCTCAATAGCATAACCATTCTTAGGATTATTCCAAGAAACTAATACTACATTATGACGAGTTTTAGCAGATGTACCAGTATATGTAAATGTTCCATCTATAACATTAGCAGCAGTATATACTGCATCTACAGATTTAGGTGCATCTTGAGATGCAGTAACTAGTCCAGTAGACCAAAAAACCATACCTCTAAATATAGATGCTAAATTAGATACCACTTTATAGGCATCTTCTCTAGTTTGTAAGTATAAATTACAAGTAAATCTAGGTTCTGCATCATCAATAATAATATTAATTGATGAACCTGCTACTACTGTTTGAGATTTACTAATAGTATATGTACCTACACTACCAGTAGCTGTACCTAAAGCCGTAATACTACATTCTTCTATGCCGAAACCAGTAACTATAGTACCTACACCTATACTATTTAAAATACCGGCATTAGTTATAGTTAAAGTAGTTCCAGATATAGAGCCCTTTACCACACCAGATAAACCTAATCCAGTAGGTACTAAACCATCACAGTATTGCGCAATTGAATATAGTGTCCATTTATCTACTAAAGCACCTGTAACTATATCACCTAAACCATACCTTGTATTAGTAATTAGATCATAAAAAACCCATGCAGGATTATCTGTCCAAGATGTTACAAAGGTACCATCCCAAAAGCCTGTATAGGCTCTAGTAAGAGGATTATAGTTAGAAGGAACTTTACATTTAATTCCATATATTTCATATGATCTAGAAGGTATACTTGAGAACTGTTCGGCATCTATAGCACAGTACATCATAGCACTATTAGGGTAATTTAATTTGGCTTTTATTACTTCAGTATAGGTACTCCACCAAAGTTCATTAGATATACTAGCCTTTGTAGACTCTTCTTCAACTCTAATTACTTGTATTTGCCAAGGACCTACACCATTTAATGGTATAGTATATCCTCTTTGGTACTTAGCTAGAGTTTTACCCTCTATTACCCCTAGAGTATCATAAGTAACTGTATAAGAACCATTAGTAAATCCAGTAATTCCTGCTGCTGTACCTATAAATTCACATTTATATTCATATATACCTAAAGTATGTTTAACTGAAATAGTTTTAGTCATATAAACTGAAACTTGTACACTTTGATTATACATACCGGCATTTGTTCTTACTTCATTTTTACCTTTAAATGTAGTTGTAGCATGTAATATCCAAGTAGAACTACCAACTAAACGTTTATATATACCTACTGAAGCATTTTGTTCTTTACTGCTAGTAGTTCTCCAACCAACTACTAAAGAGGTAGCTATTGCGTCTTCTACTTCTGTATATACTGGATAACCAGTTAGTTTAGTTTTAGACTTATTACTTGTATTTCCATACATCATATAAGTATTATTATCTGGTGGAGGTTCTGCATATAATACAGAACTGCTTCCAGACTGACTAGAATAGTTTCCTGTAGTACGAATTTCAACTGCTGTACCAGATAATACACCATTATTTCTAGTATTATAAGTTAAACCTACTCTTTTATATAATGCACCGGGTGTACTATCTTTTACATTAAATACAAATGATACGCTACTACCATGTAAATCTCCAGTAGTTGTATCTTGATTTGTAAGTTGAGGTACTTCCATAGTAACATAACATTCATCGGCATCTAAATTAGTTACTGAACGTACTATGCCCGTAGCTCTAGACATAAATACATTTGAGGCCTTTAATGCATATGGACTATCTAGTAAAACTGTAAATGTATTATCTGTTTTTGATTCTACTGTATAAACAGATAATGGGAAGAAATCTCCTGATACAGCATATATACGACCTTTTTTACCTTTAGTATACGTAATGCCTAACTCTTCTTTAGTCCATATATATATAGACTCACCAACTGAATATCCATGACCGGTTTTAGTTATAAGTTTAGTACAACCTAAAGTAGAGGCTGCATGGGAACCTATTTTAATATTATTAACTAGGCTGGCATTTGCATATACTATTCCAGCAGCATATATTGCACTAGGTACAGTAATTGTATATGTATCTGATGTTACTGATGATATTGTATAAGTATTTTCTGGTATAGTACCAGTTTTAGAACATATATATAAACTTTGTCCACTTAAATATCCATGATTAGTTAAAGTTAATGTTATACTTGTTCTTGCTTGCGAAGCTGCTTCATAAGTAGATTCTAATAATTTAGGGCGGTCTACTTTAGTAGATACATTAATAGTATTTTCTACAGAGTTTAAATCTGCAATAACTGGTTGATCTTGTGTACCATTACGAGTTTCTATATAACTATCTTTAAAGTTATAAGTACCATCTGCATTTTGTAGAGGTACTTCATTAATAAATATAGATTGATCTTCCGAGACTAATCCCCCAATTTCACCCTCGGAAATTAGGTCTAGTACTCTAGCAAATTGTTTTGAGCGCAATGTATTGGGGTCTTCTACTGCTGGGCGAGAAGCACCACCGCCTTTACCACCACCACCATTATGTACACGAATTCCATCTACTATATATGTATGGTCTGGGGTTACTGATAGGTTATATACATCTTCAATACCGGCCTCTTGTGAGGATAGCATTGGTCTTAGTGTTCCATCAACATCAACTAAGCAGTCATGGGTAGATAAATTACCTATTTCTGAGAATGAGTTAAGTTGGTTTAAAACCCAGTGGTTAGCAGTAGCATAAATCTCTCCGCCCCAATAGGTATATTTTGATACTTCATTATTTTTATGGAAGAATATTTCTTCTACTATAGAGGTAGCTAATCTACCTGTATCATTATAGGAGATTACTTCATCACCTACAACTATTTCAGATATATTTTTATACCCTGAAGTTGTTAGAACTTTAGCATACTGTGGAAAACATCCACCACTACCTATAATTTCTTTTTGTGCCATTATATTGGAATCTCTCTTGAAGTAAGTCCTGCTGAAATAACTTGTGAACCTACACGTACTTTACCATAACATAGTGAAACTGGATTACCAGAACCTGTTGTATTTATTGGACCATTAAATATATATGAAGGAGTATTCTCTGGTTTTTCATTTGAAGTACTTTTTGGTCTAGGTGGGGTAAATAATATTTCTGCAACACCACTTAATACCATCGATGCCCCTGCTGAAAACCATGCAGAAGTCATACCACCATTATCATACCCATACCACATCATAACTGCGCCTATAGCGATTTTAAATATACCACCTGAACCTAAAGTAACTGGTACTATTTTTATAATATTTACTGAAGTTATAGAGCTAAGTTCTTCACTTCCAATATCCATTTTATCTAAAAATACATGGAAGTTATATTGTTTTAAATAATTTTTAAAACCCTTTAAATTAATTGATAGGGCTCTTACAGCCTCTGCAGGTGTTGATACTGCTAATTGGAAACTTTTACCAAATTTTTTACCTAGATGACCATATAATTTTATTGTTTTTAATTCATTCATATTGGTATCTCCCTAGAAGTAAGTCCTGCTGATATAACTTGAGAACCCACTCTTACTTTCCCATAACATAATGATACAGGATTTCCTTGAGAAATAGTGTTTACTGGACCATTAAATATGTATGAGGGACTATTTTCTGGTTTCTCTGCATTATAAGATTTAGGCGTCGGTGGTGCAAATAATACTTCTGCAACACCGGATATAGTCATTGTATACCCCATATTAACCATCCAAGGTTGTTCGAATATAGTACCTACTACTATTAATACTACCCCAATAATAACTTTAAAGAATCCACCAGAACCAACAGTTACTGGTACTATTTTTATAATATCTGAGGATACATTATAGTTTAATTCATCTTCAGCTAAATCCCTTTTATCTGTAAATATATGATAACCAGGATTGCTATGCTTAGTTAAGTATTCTCTGAAACCTTTTATATTTATAGATAAAGCTTTTATTGCTTCTGCGGGGGAAGATACTGCTAATTGGAAACTTTTTCCAAACTTTTTACCTAAATGTCCATATAGTTTTATAGTTTTTAATTCAACGGACATTTATACCCCCTACATAAGTGATTTATGTCTTATTACTTTACTAGTTATCTTTTGCCACCAACCACCATATATCTCTTCTGAAGATAATCTATTCATTGGGTGATGTAATATTTTATTATTACCAATATAAATTGCAGCATGGTTTTCAGTACTTGCGCCTACTCTCATTAATAGTAAGTCACCTACTTGTACGCTACCATCAGTTACAACTTCAAATCCTTGTTCTGGGAATCTCTCATTATATAGATCTTGACCTTGTTCCCACCATAAATCTTTTCGTATATAATTAAATAAATCTATATTAAATTTTTCTTTATAATAATCTCTAACTATAGAATAGCAGTCTACTACACCATAATGATAAGTTCTCCCTATTAGTGGTTGAACATATCCAGATGGATTAGTTATTGTATATTCTTTTAAAAATGGATTAACTATAATCCAAGGTATAGTATCTAATTCTAAACTAGTTAAATCTGTTTCCGAAGGTTTAGGAGATGATTTAGGGTGTGAATGTACTATATATACTATCTCACCTAAATCTTCTGCATTTGCATAATCAGTTGGAGAAATAATAAAATGATCTTCACTATTTAATTGATTAGTACATGGTATATATCTTAATCTACCTTTTAGTAGTATAACTACACCACAAGCCTCTATTGGTGCTTGTTTTTCTGCATGAGAATATATTTGTGTCTCAATCAATTCTTCTATTGTCATTATCGTATTAACCCAACTGCTGGAAATCCTCCGAAAGGTATAATATCACTACCAAATCTAGCCTCACAAGAACCCAAGCGTTTCCCACACTTATCATTAACTAAAGTACAGGGCTCATCAAACTCATTGAAGTAGTTTGTTCCAGTATACCCACATTCAGCACTTTTATAATTCCATGAACATAAATGTGCAACTATCTGTCTACGAGGTAATACAACACCTGTAAGTTCTAGAGCGGAAGCTAGTTCAAATTCTACTTGTATCTTATCTTCTCTACTTTTTCTATCAATATAATATATATCATCTGGAAAATGTGCATTACTATCCGCCAATGGATTAATATCATTTGGGAAGTTTACTGCATCTAGATATTTAACAAAGGTACGTTTACGTGTAAACTTACACCCAACTAAGTCATTCATAGATATAGTTAAAGCACCTATCATACCCGATATATTTGCTAGTAGTAATTTTGGTCTTGCTTGGCTACCTACTCCAGATGCTTCGAAACCTGTTGCCTCTAAAGGGAATGGTACATAGGTTGTACCTTGCCAAACTACATTGGCATTAAGTGTATTAACATCAGAATGGAAGTAATAAATTCCTCCACCTCGTTTAGTAGTATCTAACTCATATAATTCTATGAGTGCGTTAGCGTCTAATTTTTGTATTTCGGAGGTTATGCTAACTGGTGCGTCTAATGGCATAAATTATCCTAAAGGTCAAAGACCTGTGTAAATGTTACAGATATATTTCTTGAAATTGAAGAATCATGTACCATGGTCCACTCAGAGGCAATTACTTTAATTTCATTGGCTTCTCCAACTGGGGTCCATAAGAAGTATGTTCTACCTTCTGTAGCCTCTAGAAACGCTATTATAGCCTCGGCTGTAGTAACATCCCTACCGTTAAAAGTTAGGTTATATACTGAGGGCATACTATTGATACCATCGCCAGTTCTTTGTGCATATCCGTCTCCGAACTGATAAAGTAATACTCTAGGTTTAGTAGTCTTACTAAATCCTCTGTCAGGGGTGTATAGGAAAGTTGCTGCCATTTAAATACTCCAATATTATATCTTTTAAATCTAATCCAAAACACTCAGTATACCCAGAAAATTTATCTGCAGGTATATAGTGTGTAAAATTATTATGAATTTTTTGCTCTAAATTATATATAGAAGAGCCATTACCCCTAATAGTGAGTATTTCTGTTACTATACCTTTAAATTCTTTATACCGTAAAGTAGGTATTTTATTAGTAATACCTACTTTTAAAAAGCAATCGTGGGGGGTATTAATTTTTATAAAATATAAATATGCCCCTATATTTGGATTGAAACCTGTTTTTGAACAGGTTGGACAACCTCTTTTAGATAATATTCTACTTGGAGCAGTTTTCCATATATTATTACATTCTGGGCATTTAAATAGTATAGGTGTATAATTATTTAAATAATCCCCTATCCTAATATATTTCGTATTATTTTTAATATCAAAAGTAGTATTTGTACATTTAGTAGTATACGGGTTTATACAATAAATACCCAAAGAGCTAGCTTTTACCTGAATAGTAGCTTCTGTTCTTTTATTTAATCTATTTTTTATTGTTCTACCTTCAGTAGGGTAAAATTCTTTTAATATTTGTATTTCTTCTTTTGACCACCCTAATGGATAGTTATTATTTGATTTTATACCCAACCTACTTGCTTTTTTGGATATACTATTAATAGTTCTATTTTTAAATCTATTAATAATATCTTTACCTTCAATAGCATAAAAATCTTTTATTAATTTTATTTCTTCATTTGTCCATGTAGTCATGGTTATTCCTTATACGAATATAATTAGGTCGGCTATCTACTAGGTATAAGCAAGTAGAAGAGATTGCAACTCTTTTCACCGATTTTAATAAGTATACCATATAGGTAATAAAAAAGCAAGGATAAAAATTATCCTTGCCTCTTATTGGTTTACCTCTTATTTAATAAACCACCAGAACGTTGTTGATTTACAATCTCTTCCCTAACTTTACTACTGATAATTAAGCCTAGTTGTTTAGCATCTTGGGCTGTAGTAGTACCAGTGGTTTGAGAATCTGCGTTACCTTTAGCATCTACATTAACAACAACACTAATAGGACCGTTTCCGCCACTAGTATTATTACCTTGCATAGTTACTGGTATAGAACGACCATCTGGTAGAGGAACATATGCTTCATTCATTCTACCTTCGCCAAATAATGCCATTTGTGGAGAATTTGCAATACCACCACTAGCATATTTATTTAACTTAAGTGCGCCATACTCTGACATGATGCCACCATTAGCAAAGGAGAATGAACTTAAGAAATCCATACCTTGGCTTAATAGACCACCAATATCAAATCCACCACCACCAGAGAACATTCCCATAATACCATCGAATATTCCACTGATGCCACTACCTAATCCACCTAGTAGATTCATTACTATACCTTCACTACCAAATAGACTACCAAAACTATCTGATATTCCACTAAATATAGAGGGTACTGAATCACCTAAAGCTGATAAACTATTTCCTGCTTCATCAGTTGCAGTTGCAAAATACTCTGCCGATGACTTAGCGTTATCTAAATTATCCTGTACTGAGTTCATATTGAAACCAGTATTAGATTCTAGTTTTGCAGATAAAGGAAGCATACTAAAAGCTGTTTGACCTTCCATACCTGGAGCATCTTTTCCGAACATACCTGCAATACCTTTTAAAGTATCTTCTGGGCTAGTTCCTGCAAGTCTTTCAACAGCTTCAGCAGTACGTTTAGCATAATCAAGTGCTTTTTCTTCATTATTACGCATATCTACACCAGGTAAAACCTTACCCATAATATCTCTAATCATATTACGAGCACTAGATTTCATCTGTTCTGCTGCCATTTCTCTGAAACCTTCTGCAACTGTATTACGGAATAAATCTAAAACTTCTTTTAGTTTAATCTTAGTACCATTCATCATTTTAGTAGTTATATCATCTATAGCTGCATCCATACCTGAATAGACTGCATCGAAAACACCAGTTACAGTATCTTTCATATTTGCAGCAAAATCATTTGCACGTTTAGCTGCTTCGTCATAAACTGTTTGAGCTTGGTCAGTAGTACTTAAAGTAGAAAAATTACGTTTTCTAGCCTCTAATAATTCTAATTGTTCTCTGTATAGTCTATTTCCTCTTTCGATCTCTAGGTTTCTTTGTTTTTCTGGGTCATTTGCTGCTTGATCCATTTTTTCATTAAATAAAGCTTCTTCAGCAGCCATACGTTCATTAAGATATTTAATAGATATAACTCCACGTTCTCTTTCTATATCCATAATACTCTGTATTGCTGATATTTCATTATTTAACCTAGCTTCACGTCTATTTCTGCGATCTAATTCTTCTTCGGTTATTTTTAAATCTACGCTTTCTCTTAGTTTATCATTATAGTCATTTTGTAATCTAACTCTTTCTGTAGCATATACCTCATAAGAAAGCTGATTTCCAGCTCCAAAGTATTTAGCATCTAAATTAGCCATATCAGTATTAAATTTTGCTGTATCGCGAGCATCCCTTATACCAGCATCTATATTAATTTTATCTTTACTAGATAATTTACCTAGTTTATCTAAATTATTATACATTTTTTCAGCTGAATTTATCTGGGCGTTAAATAATTCTAATAGTATATTATTTTTCTTAATATAGTTATCTATTGCTGAAGAGTTATATGCATCATTAACTGCTTTTAAACTTAAAGATTGTTGTTGACTAGCTTCTGCTAATTTATCGGTTTTATTAATTAATGCGTCGGCTTTAGCCTCTTTAGTAGAACCAACATCTTTAATAATTCTAAAGTAGTCTAGCTCAGCTTCTTTCTTAGTTTTACTATACTCTAATTCTACTTTAGAAGTTTCTAGTTGTTTAACACTCATTAATTCTAGTTCAGTATTATATCCGCGTACTGCTGATATTCTACTATTTATTGAAGTAGCATCTTTTAATAGTGCATCTGAAGTTTTAATCTCTGCAGAAATTACTTTAATTTTATCGGCTAAGGCTTTTGCTTCGGCTCTATCAGCTATAGATAATCCTGATCTAGATGCCTCTTTAGGTGCTTCTAAAACTCTAGTTTGTTTATCTAATGCGGCTTTTGCGTCTTGTAATTTAGCGAAGGCTTCTTTAAAAGGTTTTGCATCCATTGCTTTTAATGCAGCAGAAGCAGCTTTAGTAGTTGCAACCTGTAAATCTTCACCTGGTTTTGCAGTTTTAATAGTATTTAATATAGATTCAAAAACTATTAATGCTTTAAGATATTCTTCGAAGGCTGGTAGGGCGGACTTAAGACCTGGACCTACTTTTTCCATTTCTGATGTAAAACTTGCTACACCGTTTGCAAATGCTTCTTGACTAACAGCACCCGACTTGTATCGTTCAACTAAATTATCTAATGGAGAAATTAATTGTTTATTTAAAGTTTCTCCTATTTCGCTTGCAAATCCTGTATGTAATTTTTTATCAAAAACTTTACCATATGCCTCATTAGCAGCATCACCTAAACCTTCAAATGATTTCATTAGCACTTTATTAGCTTCGGCTGTATTTGCAGATTCTGAATTTACTTTTATTAGTATATCAAAACCTTCCTTCAAAAGACCATTCCAAGTACTAGCAACCTTTTGTCTTTCTAGATATGCTCTTATTTCTGTTTTATTATCTACACTTATTCCTGGTTTTTTCAAAGTCTCTTCTAACTGTTGCTTTATCTGATAAGCTCTATCCATTTCGCTTTGTCCGAAAGGGTTTAATGTCATTACAGTTTTTTCAACTATATTACCTTTTTCCATACTGTCTTGTGCAACTTTTAATTCTTTTAATTTTTCTGTAGCTTGTGCATAAGATTCAGCTAGTATTTTCCATTTAGTAATATAACTGGAAGTATCTAGGTCTGTTGCTGTTAATAATTCTCTTTGTTTTTCGAAAGTTTTATTTTGAGTATCTAATACATCTGTTAGATTTTTTGAAGCGCTCTCTAATTTAGATGTTTTATCTGTCCATAATCCTGTTGCTTTGGCTAATGCTTCGATTCCACTCCATACAGTTGTAAGAATAGTAAACCATATAAATACTTTACCTAGAACACCTATTACTGCCTCACCTGCAAGACTTAAAGCTTGGAAGCCATATGTGGCTTTTTCAACCCCGGCACTAAACATACTGACTTTTTTAGGTTGTAGAGGACCCTCTTCACCTACTACTGAAGGCGCTTTACCAGCTTGACCAAAACCGCCAAAAAATGTTTTTGTTTTCTCACCGATTGTAGATATTGGATTATTTAAAACATCTGCAAATTTTTGTGATTGGTTTAAAGTATTTGTTCTTAGATCTCTTTTAAGATTAATTGCATCTATAGCTGCTTGAGCTTTTACACTAATTGCCCCACCTTCTACTAATAATGCATTATACCTAGCTTCTAGTGCATTTTTAGTTTGTAACTGACTATTAATTTTACTAAGATGTGACTGTTCACCTGTTAATAAATTATCTCTTTGTTTTTCTATCTCAAGTGCACGGTTTTCTAGATCTAATGCTTTGGCTTTTCTTACATCTTCACCCATATTTTTGAAGATGCCTGTACCAGCTGATGCATTGGATGCCGCTGCTCTTAAGCCTCTTACAGATCTATCCAACTGTTTAGTTAGTTTCTCTGCATTTGACCCTAACTCTGTTGGGTCCATTTTTAATGATTTTCTTAATTCAATATTACTTTTTGAGACACTACTTGCAATACTAGCAAAGGTTGCTTTTACTTTTGTTGCATAGCTATCAAAATCTTTAGTACTTTGACCTAGTTGACTTTGTATATTTGAACGTTCTTTTTCATTAAATAATGTACCTTGTTTAGCATAACTATCTACTAATCTTTTAGAGTTAGCAAGATTTTTATCCCTTTCCTCAGCTAAGTTATCACCTATAACTCTTAGTGTGGGTATAGCCTTAGTTAATAGGAAAGCTGTTAAGGCAGAAATAATTGAAAAGATTGCAGCCTTATTTCCAGCTAAAAAATTGGCGATTGGGCCAAAAATAGTATTTACAGCAGATAACATAGTATTACCAACTTCTGTTATTGAAGCTAATAATTTATCATAAGGATTTGCAAATAAGTTAGCAAATTCTTTTTGTTTTTGCCCTGCTTTAATAACTGCTCTAGTATATCCTTCTTGTTTTTCTGATGCTGTTAAAGCCTCTGCACCAGATTTACCAATAGATTTTGCATACTCATCCCAAGCCTGTTTTGAACGAATAATAATACCAAGTTCATCTAAAATCTCTTGTTCTTGTTTAGCTGTACCTCTGATTACACGATCTATGGAATCAGTTACGTCTCTACCCATTACGTTAGCAGCACCTTTAGCTATTACTACTAACTCTTTTAAATTCTTTGAACTAATTCCAGATTGTAAACCAACGTTTACTGCTTTAATACTATCTTGGAATGATAGTGTATATCCAGTTAGTTTTTGTACATCAGATGCTAATACTTTTACATTAACCCCTAGAGTAGAAGATAATGATTCTGCGGATGCTAACATATTAGCATTTGCTTGGGCTTTACTTAATGCAGTAAAAGCTGCCCCTACTGCAAATATATTTGCAGCAAATGTAGCGTATACATGTACTAAACCACCTAATCCTTGTGCTTGTTTTGCGAAATCACGAGAATCTCCACCACCAGTACCAGCTACACCACGAGCATTACGATACATAATGTTCTCTTGTTTTCCTGGACCATTATATCCAGCAGAACCAGAAGTAGTTTGTTTTAATGCATCTTTAACTGATTTAATTTCTTTATTTAAACTTTTTAGTTTATTTTGTAATTGTGCTACTGTTCCATTGTCTGAAACATTAATTCCCACGTTAACGGTATTTGCTGCCACTTCCTTCTCCTTAATAAAAAACCAGCCTCTATATTATTTAGTAGGCTGGTTTTTACTGGCTCTCTTATTATTAATAATCGTACGTCTTATAGAGTCTATACTATTAATTAATTGAAGAGTTAGCCTTGCATCTTCAATTCCATATATTTCCATAATATCTTTAATCCCTACCATGTTTTTACCTAAATAGGTTCCTGACATGGTATCCCAGTTATCAGATATTATATTATATAATAAATATGCTTCTTGTACTTCTAGTGGGAAATCTTCAAATTCAACGGGAATTTCTTCATCTGATGGTTCTGACCCAAGCATTTGACACATTTCAAAATATTGCTCTTTAGTCATAGAGACCTCAGAGTTCTTTAGAAATGAATCAATTTGCTTGAGTACTAGTTCCATCTGTTCTATTGAAAATTTGCTAGGTCTGAAACCTGCTCACTCAC